TTTTGTTTTATTTTGTTTTATTTTGTTTTATTTTGTTTTATTTTGTTTTATTTTTATGTCTTTTTGTTCCTCCTTTTTTTGTATTGGTTTTGTTGTTATATTTATTTTTTTTGGTAAATTTATATTTATTCTGTTTTTTTAATGTATTTTCGTGTTCCTTGACAAGTCCTAATAATTTGTCATGCAATTCATCGTCGATTTCATCGCTTTCTTCATCACTGTCATCCTTATATTCACCTCCTATTTTGTTACCATAACTTAGAGCCCAGTTGGGTATCACCAAACTATCGAATAAATCAGAAACCTTATTAGAATCTCCTCCGCCTCCAACTCGAGTGTTTAAAGTCATGATTGGAGAGAACCCTGCTTTCATCATAATAGAGTTCACATTGAACCCTCCAGAATAAATTCCTTCTGCACTATCCGTATTAAATACTAATTCATTCGCTCCTATTTGTCCCATATTTGTCATATTATTCATATAAATATATCTATATTTATTAATTACTAGAAAAGCGCTTTATTTCAGGAACAGTTTTAATTGCTCTTTTTTGTCTTATGTGTTCCATTATTAGGTTCACTTGAGATTCATTTTTGATAACTTCGCTTAATGTCTTTTCTAAATATTTAAATGTTAGCGGTTCTTGGACCTTTGTGTTGACAAATTTAAGTTTGCCATCACTAATTTTAACCGTAGCATTAGAGAGATTATTGGTGGAAGCATAACTAGTAATGTTTTGTTCCAATATATTACGTTTGTCTCTTAATTCTTTGGATTTTTCGTTTAATTGTTTTAATTGATTATCTAATTGAACCCATTGTTGTATTTGATTTTCAAAGCTCATTATATATTATTTTTATAAGATAATATATATCTTGTATTCTATCTTATTACACCTTTTAATATTTCAAATGTTTAATGTCTTCTTCGTTTATGAGTTTTACCTCCCTGTTTTTTACGTCTAAATGATTGTTGCATACCTAAAATTCCAAATGGAACGATGGCTTGGTTAATCACTTCACCCCAAAGACCACCACGTCTTCCTCTACTTCTACCTGCAGTGCGTCTTCTACCTGCGGATTGAACCAACGATAAGTTTTGCGCAGAAGGGGTGCCTGTTTGGTTACTCGATTGCCCTTGAGCGCCTACATATTGTGAACCTGCTCTCCCTGCATAAGGTCCTGTTGCATCAAATGTTCTAGCGAATTGTGCATTTCCAGATCCGTTTACATAAGTGCCGTATGAAGCGCCTGAAGAATAATTACCGCCTCTTTGATGGCGACTTCTACTAAGACCGCGACTTCTACTACGACTACGACTACGACTTCTACTACGACTTCTATTTGCCATTTATATTAAATGAGAATAAAATAATATACGTCTAAATAATTTTTGAAATCGCCTGTTTATTTCGCAATAAACTAATCAAAATAACGAGTATCGTTAAAATCATTATAAAAATGAGAAATACTAACGCTACCGTTATGTAAATATATGGATTGATTTCATATAAAATAAAATCAATGACCGGTTTTAATAACATTTTAAATTCATTTTTTATATCGTCCCTCTTTAAAATATCTAAACATTGTTGAACCAAAGAATCTTTCATAATAAATAAAAATAAAAATTTTCCAAATATTTTGCGTGTTATTTTTTTTAAATTTTTCTATATTTTCAGTAATATGGAAAACATTATTGAACCAAATGAGAGATTTGATTTTACAAAACTTACTTTAGCACATCCAGTAGGTATTCAGGGTGGCGCATATTTTACTAAACTTGAATATAACAATAAACCTTTATATATTCAAACGAATAAAAGTCAAACACGACAAGGTTTTGTTAAAACAGGTAAAAAATATTACTGCGACTTAATGTTTGATAAAAACTCCGAAGCACTCATACATTGGTTCGAAAATTTAGAAGAAAGGTGTCAAAAACTTATATTTGAGAGAAGATTGACCTGGTTTCAAAATAATTTAGAAGAAAGTGACATAGAAACAGCTTTTAACTCTACAATTCGTGTTTATAAATCTGGCAAATATTATTTAATAAGAACAAATATTAAGAATAACCATAATAATTTACCTGCTATTAAAATTTATAATGAAACTGAAATACCATTGACGATGGAAGATGTAAAACCAGAAACAAATATTATTTCGATTTTAGAAATACAAGGCATTAAATTTACATCTAGAAATTTTCAAATTGAAATTGAAGTGAAACAAATGATGGTGTTGGATAACGAACCTATTTTTAATAATTGTTTAATTAAAACAAATAAAGCGAATCAAAATAATTTAGAAAGATTACCAGAGATTAAACCTTTAGACACCGAGACAACCTTAGACACCGAGACAACCTTAGACACCGAGACAACCTTAGACACCGAGACAACCTTAGACAATGTTACCATTTTACAAAATCACAATAGAGAGGAAGCTTTTGATAGTAAAAGCACTATAAATAGAGATGATATGTCACAATTACAAGACACCGAAAAAATAAACAATTCCAATAATTTAGATAAATTTGATGCGCAGCCTGAAACACATAATGTTGATGATAACCAAATAAATCTAGAAAAGAATGCACCACACGAACTAGGAGAGTTAAACGAGCAAAGAGACAATGAAGACGTTACTGAAATGTTAGAAGGTTCAATATCTCATAATATTCATTCAGAACTTTCTGAAAAAGCGGATGGTATTTCTTTAGAAATAGAAGAGTTAAATATATATGACGATATTTTAGATAACTTAAGTAATTTAGAAACAATTCAATTAAAAAAACCTAACCAAGTGTATTTTGAATTATATAAAGAAGCTAGAAATAAGGCAAAAATAGCTAAAAAGACAGCGCTTTTAGCATATTTAGAAGCAAAGAATATTAAGAAAACATATATGTTAGAAAATATATATGATAGTGATAGTGATATTGACGAAGAAATTGATGAAGTTTCAGAAAGTGAATTAGAAGGACTTTAATTTTAATAAAAATGTTTTACTCAAATGTTTAGAATAATTAATATGTATTCTAAAAATTATTTTATCATTAATTTTATATAATGACAGTCTCTTTGAAGAAGTTATGGAATGACTATGGAATTGGAGCCATTATTGTTTTATTAATTATCGCATATTGTGTTAGTTTATTTGCTGGTTATTTAGGTGCAAAGGGTATGGTTGGATCGGAGTCAAATGCTCAAATGCAAAAACAATACAAAAATACAAATGCACAAATGTCAGCAGGAGTCCGCGCATCGGACCCTAATGGAAACGAGGTCTTTGCGGCGGCAAATGGTGTACAAACAAGCATGCCAGGTGTCCCTTCATCGTGCTCTAAACCAAATATTCAAAATCCTGCCGAACTTTTACCTAAGGATTCTAATTCCCAATGGGCTCAATTAAATCCTTCTGGTAAAGGTGATCTTGCCAACGTTAATTTATTAAAAGCTGGTTACCATATTGGTATTGATACTATTGGCCAAAGTTTAAGAAACGCCAACTTACAAATTCGTTCTGAACCTCCTAACCCACAATTGTCAGTAGGACCATGGAACCAGTCGACAATTACTCCAGACTTTCAGCGTGTGCCTTTGGAGATAGGCAGTGGTGCACAATAAATGAATTATAACATTTGTTACCATTATGGAGTCATGTTATAATTTCAATGAATTCTCAAAATCTTTATATTCATCATTTTTACATATATAAATATTTTGAACTCTATTTTCATTTGTAATTTTTTCAATTATTTCACATAATTCACTTAACCAATCATATTTATTATTATAGACATCTTTCTGTAATATTCTAATAACAGAAAAACCATTGTCATTTGCGCATTTCATCTTATACAAATCATTTTTTCTTGTTTCTTCTGGTGATTGCCATTTACCAATTTGTTCGAAATGTTGTTTTCCATCTAATTCAATAATTGTTTTTCTTTCTTCAATCGCAAAATCAAATGGCAAATGTTTTTTGTTTTTACACCAGTGAACCTTATATTGTCTCTTTATTGTATTATAATGTTCATGTAATTTTTTATATAGGATCAATTCTGTTTTATTTACACAAAATGAACACCAAACACCTTTAGTTACATCTGATAATTGACATCTAAATACTTTATCACATTCATTACAATCAAACTCAAATATTTTATTGGTGTTTTTGAACAGACTTCTGGGGTCTATTTTTTTGTCATTTAGAAATAGACTTTTTTCTACAGAAGCAAATGAATTATGAAAACACATAATACAATCTTTTTTCTCGCATAATTTTTGATGAGAGCAAAACGAACACCAATGTCCTTTGCTAGTAATATCTTTTATTTTCATAATAATGGTGTGGGCACACTTATCACAATTAAAGATAAATTTTTTCTCGCTACCCCTTAATACTTGTCTAGGATTTAATTCATTTTCACTTGACCAATAAATAGACTTTTCATGTGAAGCAAATGATTTATTGTAACAAGTATCACATTTATCATTATCACATAATTTTCTATTATAACAATACGGACACCAATTATTACCTTTATTTATATTTAACAGTGTGCTCTCAAAATCATGACCACACTCACAATCAAACCAGAATTTCTTATGTGAATTTAAGGCTACTTCGTTTGGACCAATTGCGTTTTTATTGGACCAAAACTTCGATTTAGGATGTTGCGAAAACATATAGTTATTATTATATAACATAATTTTATTTCATTTATTTTTATTACGATATTATTTATTGTTTTGCTCTACTTTTTATAAAAGTGGATTTTTTGCTCTACTTTTTATAAAAGTAGATTATATGGAGAAACATGGTATATTTTTTTATATTTTTATAGGATTTATTCTTTTTCTTTGTTTAGCTATATATTATCAATCAGACGCATATAATCTTAAATGTATCATAGCATCGGAAGACGGAAATCGTTATTGCGTTAGAGAAAGGGAAAAACTAGAATTAGCCGCAAATCTTTTAGCACAAGTTACCCAAAAAATGAAAGATATGGTTACCTATATGAATTCCAAACATCCAGAAGATGGACGCACCAAACGGCTTGTGGAAGGTTTTAATCCAAAAAAAATCAGCGAAACATTGCCCACCAGCGAGTTAACTGCTTATAGTGAAAACAAAGGAGAGAAAATCGCCTTCTGCTTAAACACTACCAAAGAAGGTAATAAACTAATCGATATTAATACGCTGACATTTGTTGCCTTACATGAGTTATCACACATTATGACCGAATCTATTGGACATAAACAAGAATTCTGGGAAAACTTTAAATTTTTATTACAAAATGCAAAAGAAGCAGGTATTTATGACCCAGTCGATTATAAGAAATCACCACAAGAATATTGCGGTATGACTATAAACGATAACCCATATTATGATTTGGCATAAATTCAATTACCGTTATAATGATTGACAGCTTCTATTATATTATTTATACAGACTAATTTTTTTTGTATAAATGCGATTCTGCTTTCATTTCCAGGAGTTTCTTTCAATTCATCTAATTCACATAATAATTTAATAGCGCTGGCTATGCTTTTTTTACGTATTTTCTGGCAAAAATTCTTTGTCAAATATGTCATTACAAAGTAAAAGAATAAGTTTTTAATTTATTTACCAACGATAATAAATTAAAAATAATAATAGATTTATATATATGTCAAAATCATCATCTATAAATTCATCAGACACAACAAAGAAAGAATCTTTAGATACCCATATATATAAAATAAAAAAACTAATAAATGGAGATATAGATACTATATATGTTTTTAATGGTAGAAAAAAAGCAGAATCAGACGAAGAATTATTTAAGAAAATATTCACTGACGAAGAAAATGAACAAATTAAGAGACAACGAGTATCTGTAAAGTTTTCGGACCAACAAATTCATTTTGACGATTCTATTGGTACTATTAAAATTAAAATACTGAATGAACTCAAAAAGGAGGTGTCCTTAGATGAAATGTATCTCTATTGCCAGAAAATAGAAACGTTAAATGCGGTCTCTGTGTATCAATCACTTACACAAAAAAACAAACTGGAATTAACCAAACTCAGATTAGAACAATTCATGTCCAATATTGTTAGTGATGAACATGGCAACCCAATTAAAATGCCAGAAGAGAAGGATTTTTATACATTTGATGATATTTTTGAAATGAAATTCGATAATAAAAAATATATTGTAAACAAAGTGTTAGGTCAAAAATTCTTTATTGTTGAAAATGAATATCCGTTTGTATGCAATCCTTATATGGTCAATGACTATGACAAATTTCTAGAAAAATCTGCTCGAAAATCATTAACCACTTTAAATAACCATTTATTATTAAATAGCGGAAACATTGTCGATAATAGTATTTATTTATGCTTGGCGGAAGACGTCAATTCTTATATGGGTAGAAAAGAGTTATCCGAAGAAACTACTATGAAAATCTATTATCCATTTTTATATAACAAAAATATTAATAATTTGGAAGACATTGAAAAACAGAGAAATAAATTAATTCAAGGGAACCAAAAATTGCTGAACGAGAAAACGCTGAATACATTTAAAACAATTGACATGTTTTATGATGTGTATCATTTCAAAAAATCCGAATTAAATTACATCAGCAAAGGAATTAAATATATTAAAGCGGTTTTACGACCAGAGTTCTCCATTAAAATTCCTCTGGAAGTGATATTTAAAGTGGTTCATGCCACTTCCGAAAACCCATTGATTAAATATAATCCTTCGTCTAGACAAGAAAACGTTTATAGACTTTTTACAGACAAAATTGCCACCGACGGTAGAAAAATCCCTTCTTTAAAAAAAGCGACCATTTTCAAATTAAAAAAAACAATTGCTAGAAGTAAGTCTGTTGCGGTGTATATAGAGACTACGAATATAGAAACGACGCATTCTTTAGTGTGTGAGTTTGACGAAGAAGGTTATATAACCATCATTTCGGAATTTACTACTGGTGTTACTATACATGGTATAAATCAAATATTTAAAACCGCCGTGAATCCAATTATTACAGAAATAAAAAAAAATTTAGAACAAAGTGGGTACAAATTAAATGTATTTAATAATGTAGACGACGAAAACGTTGAAATAAAACAACTTACCTACGAAACACAAATAAAAATTACAAAGCCATTGGATATTGATGCTTACCAGGGTTGCATTTCTAGTGTTTTTATTAATGAAACCAATGCCTTCAAAGGAAATACAATAAAGTTGCGTTTTAAGCGTGTAGCAAATTACAGTAATTTTACAAGTCAAGAAGCGTTTATCTTAGAAAAATCCGAGCAGGGGTTAAGAGGTGACCAAATTATAGAAGCTCTTTTGGAAAATTTTAAAGATGACTTAAATCGTAAAGAAGCCGAAGAAATGGTGAGAAAAATTGCGAATGAGCTGGAAATTGAACATGGTGTTAGAAAATCTGATATTAAAATTAAGAGCAGTCCAGGATTTAAAACGAATATATCACTTGAAAAGGAAACTGGCATCATAACAATTGTCACTGAAAACATTAACAATATCAATTATTTATATTCTTTACCCATTTATTTAGACACATTAGTTCGATTGACACAAGATAAGAATTCTACCGCGTATCCTGTGAAAGAGATAAACCATTTATGTTTAACAAAGGAAAAACATGATATATTTGTGGATGACATTATTTCGACATCGGAAGAGTCGGCATTAAAATCCGAAATTCCTTCTCTCGAGCCAGGTGACGAACAAGTGCAATACAATAAATTTCAAACTGTGGAAGTGAATAAACCAAAGGGTGCAATGAGTTTATTTTTTGATGATGACGATGATGATGACGAAAATGAATCAAGTAATGAATATGGGGGTGGTAAGGATATGGAAATAGAAATTTCAGGAGGAGACGATGATTCAGATTCATCTATTTCAAGTGAGAATGACAGCGAATCTAAGACTCTAACATATAATGGTGTTACAGTTCCTAGTGGGTTAAGCAGCGGTGATTCTATAGAATCGAATGAAGCATCGAATGAAGCATCGAATGAAGCATCTATTGACGTATCTCCTGAAGAATCTAAAATAAATGATAAATCTGACGCCAAATTGGATTCATTTGATATAGTTTCTTCTCCAGAAAAATCAGAAGAACCAGAAGAAGAATCAAAAGAACCAGAAGAAGAATCAAAAGAACCAAAAGAACCAGAAGAACCAAAAGAACCAGAAGAACCAAAAGAACCAGAAGAACCAAAAGAACCAGAAGGAGAATCAAAAGGAGAATCAAAAGAACCAGAAGGAGAATCAAAAGAACCAGAAATGGACGAAAACTCTTCGGATGAAGATGAAGATGACGTAAGAAATATTGATGGAATGAAACTAAACAAACCATATTATTTTCAAACTCTTATCGAAAAAAAGGACCCTGTATTGATTTTAAAAGAAGACACTCCACAATTTAATTCTTATCCTAGAACATGCAGTTCGAATATGAGAAGACAACCTGTTATTTTAACAGACGAACAACTTGCCAAAATCAATAAAGAACACCCTGGGTTTTTACGCGACGAAGATGTTGTAAAATATGGTTCGAATCCAAAAAAACAATTTAATTATATTTGCCCTCGCTTTTGGTGTTTAAAAAACAATACGTTTGTTGACCCTAAGGATTTAAAAGAGGTCGTTGGAAAAGACGGCACAAAAGAATTGGTGCATCCTACCTGCGGTAAAGTATTACCAAAAAATGAAAAGAAAGTGAAACATGGTTATTACATATGTGAATTTTATACACCAAAACCAGGTAAAAAAGACCAAAAAAAATATCCCAGTTTAATTCCTGATTCACATCCAAACGGTTATTGTCTTCCTTGTTGTTTTGATAAATATAATACAGAAGGCAGAATGAAGGCTATGGATAAATGCATAAACAAAGACAATAAACCGGAAGAAGGTGAAGACGAAGAAAGGCGCGACAATGGCGAAGAAAAACGTGGTGCTCCGACAAATATCAGAAAAAAAGTAATCGAAGACAAGGAAGAAGATGAATATATTAAAGGACCTGACAAATTTCCTCTTGAACCTGGACGATGGGGCTATTTACCTGTAGAAATTCAATTAATGCTACGTGAAGTAAATGCGGATTGTCAAATAAGTAAAACAAATACCAATCTAAAAGACAATCATCCGTGTTTACTTCGGCATGGTGTAGAAGTGAATAACAAGCAATCTTTTATAAGTTGTATATCAGATGCTATCTTCTTCGGTAAAAGAGTCCTGGATGAAAATAATAAACCCACGAATCAAATGGCAAAAAACTTGACAATTAAGGAAATGAGAGAACGTATCATAAAATCTATATCGATTGACACATTCATCACGTATCAAAATGGTAATTTGGTAACCGATTTTAACGATTATAATAAAACCGTTGATGTGAATGAATATAAAACCACGAAATTATTTGCAAAATTAGATATGAAAAAAGAAGACGATAAGTTATATTATTCAAAAGTTGTTTCAGCATATGAAAATTTTATTCGTTTTTTAAAAGATGATGACGCGTTGATTGACCACACCTATTTATGGGATATTATAAGTATGCCAAATAAGTTTTTGTTTCCAAATGGGGTGAATCTTATCATATTTCAACTTCCCAAAGATGATATAACAAACAATGTTCAATTATTATGCCCCACAAATCATTATTCGTCGGAATTTTACGAAGCTAGAAAACCAACAGTTATTTTAATGAAGGACGACGGATATTACGAACCCATTTATTCATATTCTACAAATAATAAAAAAATATCTATTACAAAAGAGTTCAAAGAATATGACGCAAAATTATCGAAAACAATGCGTGTTGTCTTTAAGGAAATCATTCGGCCCTTTTTCGATTTAATATGTAGACCATTAGAGAGTATGCCAAATGTGTATAAAGCAAAGCGTCCTCTCTTGCTTTCTGATTTGGCGCAAAAATTAGATAAATATGAATATTCCATTCAAAAAATGGTGGTAAATTTCAACAATAAGGTTATCGGTGTTGTTGCCGAAGAACCTGAACCATCCAAACGAAGTGGATTTATACCATGTTATCCTTCGGCAATTGACGAAGATATTAAAAAAGGACTAGATTTTGTATTTATGACCGACGTCACCTTGTGGAACACGTATATTGATACCGTTCAGTTTTTAAATAAATTGGATAAAAGAAGTAAAAAACGCAGAGCGGAGCCTGACATTCCTTGTAAGCCTGCATTCAAAGTGGTTGAAGATGAACATGTGGTGGGGATTTTAACAAATACAAACCAATTTATACAACTTTCTCAACCGATTCGATTAGACGAAGTAGATGCGGATTTAGATTTGCCTTCGCTTGATAACGATAATTATATCGTGAATGTAAAAGCAAAACCTATGGTTTATGCCGACACTGAAATAACGGTAAGACAAGACGTAGATAAAGACCGCGTGGATTATATAAAAAAAATACGCATGGAAACGAGTTTTTATAATGTATTTCGAAGCACGATTCGTATTTTAATAAATGATTACGAAAACGCCAAAATTCGAGAGAAAATAGAAAATGAAATGTTCAAGGAATATATTATTTATTCGGAAAAATTAAAAAATATCGACGATTTATTACGTGAATTAGTAAAAGATAAAATACAATTTACAGGTGACGAGAATTATTACAAATTAATAAATGAGGTATCTACCTGTATCATGAAAAATAAAGAATCTTGTTCAGCTACTCCGAATTTATGCGTGGTTACGGAAAAAGGAAAATGCAATTTAATACTTCCTGAAAAAAATCTTATTACAAATAAAGTTAACGAGCCAATTTATTATGGTAGAATGTCAGATGAGTTAATTAGATATAATAGAATTAAATCATTTATGCTTCAACCACAAACATATTTGTCCTTTGGTAATATTAGCTACAATTTAAGAGATAACGAAATCATATTGATTGAATCGTTATTAACACAGGAATACTTTGAAACATTGACGCCTTCAGTTACCAATAAATATATCAAACACAATTCATATGATGAAGTGGAACCTATTATATCTCAGGTATACGATAATACAGTGAATATGCTCGATGACAGTAAAAAAATAAATGAAGAATCTTGCGATAAAACAGAAAAAGACCATATTACGTCTGGAGTGTGGAAAAACTGTTTTCCTGCAAATTTTACTGAAATAGAATACGATAAAAATATTTCTTGCTCCTTTAAAATTATTATTGAATTGATAGAGAGGAAAACTGGTAATAAATTAACCGTGAATCAGATAAAAAATGAGCTGTTTGAAGAATATAAAAAGTATTTGACTGAATATGGCAAGAAAATTGTAGATATTTTAATTTTAGAGGGTAAGAAAACATTGGGAGACCAAGTCCACGGAGAAATTATATCGTTTGCCAGCTTAATATATACGGATAAATATTTTTTAACAACGCTGGATTTATGGTTACTTGTGACGAAATATGAAATACCTACGATTTTTATATGTCAAAAGTGGATTTTACAGACGAAATACGAAAAACATGAGATGGTTGGTTATGGTAATAAAGAGGACAAATTTGCGTTTATTTTGCTACCTGGATTTGGCCCAGAAAAAATACCCAAGTATAAATTAATTAAAAGTAATGATGGTGAAGTCTTTATTTCACTGGACAAATTAAATGGGGAATGTTTAGACAGAATATATAATTTATTTGATGACGTTATGGTTATCGAAAATTATTTGAAACATTTTACAAAACCCAAAAAGACGAACTATGAGAAAAAACAGCCGCGAAAATTAATCATTGAAAGTGACTAAATTTGCGTATATACTCTAACTCGTAGAGTCTATGTCGGAAGTATCATCATAATCTTCGAGTTGTTCGACCGTTACTGCGTTATTTTCTACAATATCTTCTTCGTCGTCTTCTTCGTCGTGATATACTTCATTATTGTTGTTGTCGGCTACTTGATTGGTGTTGATGCCGTCGTCTTCATCTTCATCATAATCTTCTTCTTCATAATCATCATCGTTAAAATTTATATGATTCACAAAATTAAATGTAAATGACCGTCGCACGACAACTGATTCATTTACATAAATAGCATCATTATATTTTAAATGGTCTGATAAATATTCAGTATTTTGTTTTTCCACATTATTAAAAGCTATATGTTTATCATTAAACTCAACAACTCTACCAGTCAATACTCTTTTAAAATCATCCGCGTAATTGGTTACAATTTTATATGTTTTTCTACCAAATTGTGGATTAAACTTATGAAACATGATTAACTTTTGTTTTAAAATATAAGACGCTTCCCTTCTTTTATGCGCTAAATACGAATATTGAGACCTCATAAATATTAACAAATATGGTTTCATTATTTTTATTAATTTATCTTTTGGAAACTCTTTATGAATTATTATTCTATGATGTAGAAATAATTGTTTGCAATATTGATTATAAAAATCAATCATACCTTTAATTTCATCAATCAAAATATTTGACGGCGAATTTTCTACAAAATGTTTTATAGAATATTCCCTCAAAACATATTCATTGTTAATTTTAAATGACGTGAGATTAAAGTCTACGTTGAAAAATTTAAAAAATAATTCAGGGTAATAATCGGTTTTATAACGTATATAAAAATAAATATTATACAAGGTTGATTTCTGAAATGGTATATTATCGTATGGGTTTTTAATACACTTTGGTTCTGAAAAATGCATATGTGAATTTGTTAAAGCACAATTTATAATTTTTATCAAATCGTTTATATGAAATAAATATTTCGATTTGTTATGAAAGATGCATATAACGTTTTTTCCATTTGGCGTCAATTCGTTTAAACACATATCGGCATTTACAACGATTTTGGCCCTTTTGAATTTATAATGATACACAAATCTATTTAATATGTGGTATGCATGTTGAATTTTACAAAAATAATGAATAAAGCTCTCCTCCTTGCTATTTTTTATTAAAAAATTTTCCAATGTTTCCTTTAAAAATGTGAATTTATTTTTGACATTGATTTCTTTCGTTAATAGCAACTCAAAAAACAATTTGATAATATTATCAATGCCATCGTCTATGTAATTGTATAAAAAAACATTGTTACCTGTTTTTAAAATATTTTTGATTATTGATTTATAAGTAGACATTATATAACTATCATAATTTATATTTAATATATTATGATATACATTTATTACATTCAAAACTAAACTAGAGTGAACCAAAGTGTTGTAAAATCGTCAAATATGCTATCTATAAAACAAAAAATCCCCGCTACCTGAATCGAACAGGTGACAATTTGATTACGACTATTCATTAGATCTTGGAATCTACAGTCAAACGCTCTACCAACTGAGCTAAGCGGGGGTTGGTCACAAATACCGATAATAATGATAAGAATACTATAAATAAAGTAATACCTTAGATATTTTATTGGGTGATTTATTATATTCAACAAATATTATTACGGCATTATGTAGTAAAAAAATTGATTACTTTTTATGGAAATATATAAATTATAATTATAAAACCACCAAAATATGACTTCAAACGAGACTTCAAACGAGACTTCAAACGACACTTCAGATACATATGACAAAGTTCATGAATTTATTAATAATTATTACGAAAAACTGGATGAGCTCTATAATAATAGAGAAACGAATGTTAACACTCAGTTTAACCGTTATTTAGACATGGAACGACACATGAAGCGACTAGAAGAGTATTATGAAACACACGGAGAATATCCTCCTCTAAATTATGATATGCTTCATGGGAAAAAACGACAAAGGTTAGTAAAAAAATATTTTGTAGAACTAACTAACCTTGAATTATTACGAGATGAATTAAAGAAAAAAAAAGTTAAATTAAATAAAAAAATAGATAAAATAGGTAGCTCGTTTATTCATGAAAACAGTAAATTACAAAAAATAACAAATAAAAATAAAAAAATAATAGAACACGAAGGTTGTAGCATTTGCTTTGATAACCATAAAATTAATAAAATGATTACTACCTGTTGTGGTCATCATTTTGGAAGAATGTGTTTTGCCCATTATATTGATGTAAATTATGAAAATAATAATAACATTGTATGCCCTTTATGTAGAAACGATAACTTGGAATATTTCACAAAATACCATTAAACACAACGAGAGAAGCCTCGCGAAAAATGTTTTGGAATATTTTTCGTTTGTAATTCGGTGTTTATACATGTGCAAAAAGTGTTATAATGTAAAAAAAATTTTTATTTTTATATTATATTTTGATTCTGTAGTTTTTTATTTTACTATTATTTTTAAAATCCTGGATTATAATTGTTATCTTTGCCCATATCTGTCTCTTTAATCGTAACAACGTTGTTTTGAATTGCTATCTTATTCACACCACATGGGTCTTCTGGGTTTTCAACATTTCCAAAGAATTTATCAATTTCATCCTCTATATTCATTGGTTTATATTCACTCGTTGCTTCCAACTTTTGCATCTCTTCAATGTCCAAGACCACTTGGAAAGCACCTGTACCAAAGAAACCCTCTTGACCACACATTACATTTGCAGATACACCTCGTAAAGTATCTAGTTCCGCATGTCTAGCCGCCTTCAAGAACATTTCGGGCGTTTCTTCAAACGAAGCCTTGGCAATAGGCCCAATATTGTCATTATTAATGCCATGTCTGAATATGGAAATCAACTTGTGAGTAAATGTCATTCTATCAACCAATACACTATAATTATGGTAGTTAATATAGGTGCCATCAAATTCTACAACTTCCACCAATTCGTTATAAATGGCTTGTCTAGCGGCTTCAATACCAAGCACGTTGTAAATTTCTATGATATCATTACTCATGGTTCTTTTATTGTCAATGAAATCTAAACCTAATACGTCTAGTAAATTCGTACCTATCGTATCCAGAACCCATATATCCTGCTTCTTGAAAACGCCATTATGTTCTATCATGTTATCAACAATTTTTCTTAAAATTACTTTGTTAATACCTTTGATACCTCTTAACACCACGTTTTGTAAAAGTTGTTCTTGGAAATTTTTCAAAATATAAATTTGGTCGGATTGGTCTAATGGATTCACTTTTGCCTTTTTCACACCACCTCTTCCACTACCAGCTTTCATAATTTCACTCATCCGTATTCTAAACACTAGTTTATCCGCATTGAAATCAGAATAAATGCAATTTATTTGATCATCATAACAATTTTTCAGTGTGAAATTAACATCGTCCATCGTAATATTTTTCTCCAACATGACTTCAGGGTCCATCACCATTCGAATAACCCATTTTGATTTCTCGTTTTCGTCATTTTGAAGTGATGTTTCTGAACATTCGGAAACCATGTTTTCAAAAGCTCGGTATTGTTCAATGGTGTCTTTGTCTTCACTGATTAAGGTATTTAAATCATCAGGATCAAAACATACTTCAACGGATTTCACGATTTCTTCTAATTGGGTATGCTCCAACATATACATAATCGTTTGTGCTTTTTCCTTTAATGTTTCGTCTTCAGGTTTCAAGTAAATACTTAGAGATGGGTTTTTAATATCACTTGATAATGACAATATTTCTTCGATTCTTGGCACACCACGAGTGACATTGGATTTAGATGCGACACCAGCAAAATGAAATGTATTCAACGTGTTGTGAACAATGACACCATAATCAGTCATAAATGTTTGATTTCCAGGAACTGTAAAGTCGTACACATAGTTCGTTTGTTCAGGCGTGTAATATTCTATATTAATAATTTCGTCCCATAAAACATTTGATGTAATTGCTTGTTTTATTAATAATAATTCCGCATGAATAAGATCTCTGTCTGGATGTGCGTTAAACGTTTCATAATATTTTTCTAGTGTTCTACGACCAATTGTTTCTTTATTTTTCCAAAAACCATAGGTTCTACTTTGTCCTGGAATTTTTAATGTTTTACAGCAATGTGCTATAATTTCACCCATTCCGTTAATTTTATCTATTTGCTCGGATAAGAATTTCACATCGTTTCTTTCTATAAAGTTTACTAAATTATCCAATTTTTCAGCATGTAAAACACTACCTATTTGAGTTTGATATGTTTTGGCATATTTAGATGAAATATTCAAATGATATAACATACTGCCTTTATTTTTCTCACTCTTTATGTTTCCGACAATATCAAAATAATTTAATATCAATGCAAGGTCTTTGATTAATTGCTCGCTTCTGCTACAACATCTAATTTGATGATGATTTGCGTCGCATTGAAAGTTACCATCTCCGTCAAAATAACCTTGAAATAATCCCTTCTTAAATTCGTCTGGTGCGGTAAAAGCAAAGTCAGGAACCTTTTTCACAAAACTACCATTTCCACAAGTATTTAATAATAATTTTGCTAGTTTTTCACAGTTGAATTTTGTAGTGATGGATTTACCAAATTCGCCTTGTTTTTCTACAACTCTGCATTCTTTGCCAAACAATTTAGCAATATTCTTGGTGTTTTCAATATAATATTCAGAAATGTTTGTGATGGAAATTTCATTATAGTTTAAATTTCCTTCGGCCAAATACGCGCCTATAAACCAACCAAATAACCTATCTAATTTATAAGATTCGTAGGTGTCTTTTATAAACATATTGTCAATGTGTCCACAAACTGGAATACGCATACCTTCTTTCATATTTGCACCAATAATTGGAACCACTTTGTGATTTTCTCTAATTAAATGACTGTGGCTGGTGGTGGATTCAACTACACGACCACTCTTTGTATAAACCTTCATCATTTGTCCGTTAACAGGATGTTTGCTAATATGAGATATTCTATTCCAACTCGTTTTCTCATTTTCAGATACACCAATAATATAATATTCGTTTTCTAGTGTATCCAAAATCGTTTCAACGCTATTTTCATGACCAGTATTGAACGTAAATTGTGGATAGGATTTAATAATTTCATCACAAAATTCCCCCACAACAACTGATTCACACGTAATTTCCTGTGTTAATTTATTTTTGGAAATAATTTTATGCTGCGAATGGAAAGGTACTGACATCTGAGTTGAGACCTCACCGATACTTTGACCTGCAATCATGCCGACCATTTCTCCTGGTGCCACAATAGCTCTTTTATAGTCAATTGTTATGGTATCTAATAATAATGTCAATGCGGCCTTATTAAATCGCTTTATAATGAGCAAATCCTTTGGTGCTAAATAATAATAGAATAATGTCCTGAATAATTCAGTAGGTGGACTATAATAAATTTTCTTTAAATTATGAAAGCATTTTTCTATCATTTCCAGTGCTTCAAAGGGGGTAATATCGACTAACGATGATATGGTAATATTACATTGTCCTTGGATATTATTAATGACATGGGCAAATGCAACTGGACAACTCACCGACGAATCACTCTTGTTTTTAAATACGTATTTAATAATAGATTCGCGATTTTTAATCATCATGTCAATATATTCTTGCGTTTTATCCATAAACTCTTTGCTTTGTTTCTTATATCTGGCCAACGTATTCTTCAAGAATATATTACCGAGTGATTTTACACTGTTTTTTTCTTCTGGAACCAAATAATGCGAATAAATATCTTGCGTGCTCATTGAAACAATTGGGATTTGTTGATCTTCGCATTTAGTAGTGTCAATGTTATCATCTCCATAACAAAATTGGACGATTTTATTTTTATTCGTGCGAATGGTCATATCATAGGCCACCATTAAATCTTCTAGACCCTTAATGAGTCTTCTTTGGATATAACCAGTAGAAGAAGTTTTAACGGCTGTATCAATCAAACCAACACGGCCACCCATTGCGTGGAAGAATAGCTCTTGAGGCGATAAACCATTAATGTAGGAACTCTCTACGAAACCGCGTGCACCTGGCGAATCGTCGTATTTGGTGAAATGCGGTAAAGTTCTACTCTCAAAACCATATGGAATGCGTTTGCCATCTACGTTTTGTTGTCCCAAACAAGAAATCATTTGAGAAATATTTAAATCTGAACCTTTTGAGCCAGCATTCACCATAATAACAAAGCGGTTATCTTTGCTGAGATTTTTAAGGCCGATTTTGCCTGATTCTGACGTGGCTTGATTTAAAATACTATTGACTTGTGTCTCGAATTCTTGTTCATTGGTCTTACCTGTATTGTTTTCAAATATGCCGATTTGAACTTGGTCGATTAAATTTTTAACGTCGGTCTTCTTCTTGGTAATAACTTGGACGATTTCGTCGTTGGTTTTTTGGTCGGAAATCAAATCACTTACACCTACACTAAATGCGGTTGATTTCATATATTCCGTTACTACGTTCTGTAAATCGTCTACAAATTTGGCGGATGCAAAATTTCCAAAATCGTTACAGACTCGTTGTAAAAGGCCCTTTGACCTTGCACCTAAAACGCTCTTGTCCATTTGACCGCGCATATAGGTCCCATTCTTGATTTCAATTACGGCATTCGATGTTTTTGCATCGTCTTTATCATCTTTGAATGCCTTTGTTTTATATTTCATTGATAGTGGCGGCATTATTTGACTCAATATGTCGAAATTTGTTACGCCCCCGTCCTTCTTTATCTCTTCTAACAGTTGATGTTCGTTCACATTGTTAAACATCATTAGGATATTCATTGCGTCTCGCGGTGAGAAGCGGATGTTTGGCCTAGTGAACTGGTACGAACCAAGCATTGAATCTTGGTATATACCTATGATGGAACTGTTATTTGCTGGACTCACTATCTGATATGGCACTGCCGCCAAATTTTTAAGTTCTGCCTCGGACTCGGGGTCCTGCGGCATATGAAGATTCATCTCCTTGACTTGGAAATGCCTTACCATTTCTGATAAGGATTGGACTATACCTTGTGCTTCATCAAGATGGTTAATCTATCATTTGAAACCCGCAAACATCTAGTCTCTGAGCCTCCCCCATACTCTTACCATATCGAGGTTAGGGGTTTGGTTGCTGATTATCCAATCCATTCACATTTTTACCTTTGGGGACGACTATTAATCGTGTTCCTCACAAGCGTTTCCGCGAGTGAGTGGTAGTGAAGGCTCTAAGGATTTTCCAGCAGTTTGGATGCGTTGCCATTCTAATATTTCTAATATAAATTGTCTTGCTCTTTGTTTTATTTCTTCTATTGTTTCATATTGTCCTACAAAAGTTGTGCGCATTTTATTAATGGTTACTCTAATATAATCATAATTTAACGTATTGTTTTTTATAACACGAATATATTTATCGATATTATTACTATCGATATGTATATCTTTATATTTATCAAATCTATTTATAGCGTGTATTTTTTGAACTCTTTCCATATCATTTTTTCTACCATTTAGGTCTCGGCTATTTTTGTAGTCTTTCAATCTTTTAGAAATTAATTGTCTAGTTTTTTCAGTTCTTTTTAAATTATCACCATTTATCGCTCTTGACAATGGCTTAATCTCTTCTTCTAATACAACTTTTTTTCCTTTTTCAAAACCACATTTTTGCCCACCATTTGTTAAATTATAGCCATTAGGGTATTTTGTATTTAAATCATAAATATATTTTCTTTCATATTCATCAAGCTCATCAATATCACACGTAGTTAGTAATTCACAATTAAAACTATCTATTCCGTATTTATTAAATGCACTATTTAAATACCTACAAGCTTTATGTTTATCAATACTTTTTGATTCACTTATATGACTATTAAATCTCCCAATATGTCCAAATGGTCTATATTTACCTTTATTTAAATAATGACTTCGTGTTTGTCCAATATACATTTTATTTGTTATTAAATTTGTTATTTTATATATTTCACCAGTAATTTTGTGCGCATCTTTTATTTCTAATAATTTATCCATCTTATATATCAGCAAGAAATATTTATATTATTTTTAAATTAAAATGACTAGGCGATTATATTGATTCAATCAATGAATCAGTAGATATTACAACGTTTTCCCTACTAAGTATTATCTACAACTTAGTAAGCGGTCGCCTGTTGGGGACAAGATGAATTTTATCCCCATCGAAATCAGCATTGTAAGGCTTGGTCTTGCCTTTAAAATTCCTTACGATTTCTCGTAAGGTCGGAATACACCTTGTGCCTCATCTGGTTGGTTAAACCATCATTTGAGACCCGTCGTCTTCTACTCTCTGAACCTTCCCCATACTCTTACCATAACGAGGTTAGGGGCTTGGCTGCTGATTATCCAATCCTTCACTTTTTTACCATTGGGTACGACTATTAATCGTGGTCCTCACAAATGTTTCCAATTGTGAGTGGTAGTGAAGGCTCTAAGGAACTTCCAGTCAGTTTGGCGACGTTGCCGTTTATTATTTTAATAATACACGACTAGGGGGTTTCACGCTTTTCACGCCCCCTGTTGCCGACACCAGTCTATCGGCTACATTCATTCTAAAAGTATCACCACGTTTCATAATACGTGCAATGTGACACATCATCGACATCCTGTGCAAAGTAGGTTGACGATTAAATAGAATAGCATCTCCATCCATCATGTGACGATGAACAGTGTCCCCTTCTTCGAGGACAATAGATTTTCTATCTAAATAATATCGCAACGTAATCACTTCGCCATTTTGTTTTTCCAACATTTTAGCTCCAGGCCACACATCAGGCCCATTTTGAACTAATTTTGTCAAGAAATCTTTATTAATTTTATTCACGATAACAGGTTTGGTAATATTTTTGGCAATTTTCATAGGAATACCGAGTTCACGAATTGAAATATTAGGGTCCGCAGTAATCACAGACCGAGCACTAAAATCAACACGTTTCGCCATCAAATTACTTCTCATACGACCACCTTTCCCATTTAAACGGTCCTTGATTGATTTCAAGGGACGTCCTGAACGCTGCGCAACCGACGCTACCCCAGGAATTTTATTATCCACTTGAGTCGCTACGTAATATTGCAACACCGTTGTCCAATCATCAACTACATTCACCGGAGCGTTATTTTGAATTTTATCTTGTAACGTTTTATTCGTTTTAATAATATTTACCAAAATATGACTCAAATCGTCTTCCGAACGTTGCTGTGCATCATGCTTTACAGATGGGCGCACCGCTGGAGGCGGAACCGACATCACTTGACAAATCATCCAATCAGGTCTCGAATAAACAGGACTGAATCCCATAAAATTAACATCATCGTCAGAAATTCGCTTAAAATTTTTCAATACCATTTCAGGCGTAACCTTGATAATAATTGGTTCCGCATCAGCAGTGTCATTTTTCCATTCAGCAAATATCGTAGCCAGACCCTCTTTTCGAATTTTATTTGGTTGTAATGTTCCGCACCCATCTTCGCTGTCATCACCACAACGTTTTACTTTGCTACATAATGAAAACACGTATTTCCACCGCGCGTCCCCTTGTAGCTTCAGTGCTTGTTTATATTTATCTTTACTAATAAGTAATTTACTACATTTAAAACAAACACATTTCATACATTTTTGAATTGTGCTTAAGTATTGGATATAGAACACTGGTCGTGCCAATTCAATATGACCTGAATAACCTGGAGTCTGCATATAATCTAAACCATCGGTAGGACAAATGAGTCCTGGCTCTAAAACACCCATGCGAGGGTCAAATAGACCACCAATGACTGGTTTATTATTTATATACGTATCTCTGCTGGTAATTTCAGCAACAGAACCCTTTCTAATTTCATCAGGGGATAGAATACTAAATTGAATTCCAATTACTTTTGAGCAATTCATCGTTTTATTATTGGAAGTTACAAACTTAGACATCTCTTATACTATAGTATAATAGATTTATATTGTTTTTATAAAATCAATTTTATTTTAAATATTTTTTACTTTTCACATTATCATTTTTTCACATTATCATTTTTTACAATTTATGTATTATAAAAAATAAAATTGATAATAAATTAAAATCAAATAATTATTACACATTATTATAAAACAATGACACGTGATAGTCAAATCAAAAAATCTAAAAAAGAAATGGTATCTAAACGTTCAAAGAAATTAGACGAACTAAACAGAAAGAAAAAAAAGGCGGATCATTCTGACAGTGATAGTAATGACCACAGTAGCGATTCAGAAGAAGAGGAAGAGGAATTAGATGTTCACGAATATCGTAAATTTATTTCAAAAATATTTCCATCAAGACATATCAATCAAAAAATTAAAGCTGGTGAAAAATTAAAAAAAGTTTTGGATGAAGAAGATGATGACGATGATTCTGAAGAAAATGTAAAACCAAAAAAATACAAAAACAAACGTAGCAATAAAAAAAATAAAAAGGATTTGACAGACTCTGATTCAGAAAAAGAAGAACAAACAGTTTCAAAAAAACATAAAAAAAGTAAAAGTAGACCTTCTAAAAAAATTGATGTATCTGACGATGAAGACGAAATTTCATTAGGTGAAGAAGATACCGAAGATGACGATGATTCTGACTATAACGAAGAGGAGGAAGAATCTGAATGGGAAACGGTTGATGAAGACGAAGAAGAAATATACGAAAAACCAGGAAAAGGAAAAGTAAATATCATCTTTACCATTGGTGGCATCAATGATGATGAAGACGAAGATGAATGGGAAGATGACGATGAAGAATATGACTCTGATTATGATAACAACAATGATGATACAGAAGATGAAGATGAAGAAGTGTCTACCGATGAAGACTCTGATGCAGAATCTGAAGAAGATGACGAAGAATCTGAAGAAAAACCTAGTAAAAAAGCATCTAAAAAATCAAATAAAGAATCAAATAAAAATAAAAACAATAACAAAAAGGGTAAAAAAGCAGAAGAAAACGACGACGAAAAAACAACAGAAAGTCCTATAAAAGATACCAAATCTTCCGAAACCCTTGAAAATTTAAAGAAACTCTTGCAAGACAACCCTAAGGATAAATCGATTCAAAAATGTATCGATGTTTACGAAAAAGAAATGAAATTACAAAAAACAAAATTAGATAAAAAAGAGAAAAAGCAAAAAGCGAAAAATATGCGTATTTTCCGAAAAATAATAAAAGATAAAAACACGATGAATGATTTCTCATTTTACGAGAAATTAGAGCTAGAGAATCAAAAAAAAATTATAAAGGAACTGAAAGAGATCAATAAAATAACCCGCATAGAAAAGCCATATAGAATGACACTTTTAGAATCAACCATCCCTGTTCAATTTAAATCCGCAGCCATGAAGAAAATCAATTCACTCCGATATATGGAGCCTGGAAGCGGTGAATTTTATAAAAGTAAGAATTGGGTTGATACATTTATGCGAATTCCGTTTAATAAAATAGAAGGATTACCCATTAGTATTGATAATGGTGTAGATAAATGCCATGAATTTATGGAAAATGCACAAAAAACCCTCGACCAAGCAGTGTATGGATTAAATGATGCAAAAATGCAAATTATGCAAATGCTCGGTCAGCTTCTAACCAATCCAAAGGCAATTGGTACGGCGATTGCAATTCACGGTCCTCCTGGAACAGGTAAGACTAGTTTAGTCAAAGAAGGGATTAGTAAAATTCTTAACAGACCATTCGCATTTATTGCTCTCGGAGGCGCTACAGACAGCAGCTTCTTAGAAGGTCATGGCTACACATATGAGGGCAGTACATGGGGTAAAATCGTACAAATCTTAATTGACAGCAAATGTATGAACCCAGTCATTTATTTCGATGAATTGGATAAAATAAGTGATACTCCTAGGGGTGAAGAAATTGCAGGCATTCTCACTCATTTAACAGACACATCACAAAATTCGCAATTTCACGACAAATACTTTGCCGAAATAGATTTCGACTTGAGTAAATGTTTGTTTATATTCAGCTACAATGATGAAAGCAAGGTAAACCCTATTTTGAAGGATAGAATGTATAGAATTAAAACCAAAGGTTATATCTCCAAAGAAAAAACAATAATTGCCAACAATTATTTACTTCCAAGAATCCGCGAACAAGTGAGATTCAATGAGGACCAAATTATTATTCCAAATGATGTGATTGGACATATCATCGATACTCTGTGTAATAAAGAAGACGGAGTTAGAAATTTAAAACGCTGTTTAGAAATTATTTATACCAAATTGAATTTATATCGACTAATGAAGCCAGGATCTAATTTATTTGAAGGAGAAATGTCGCTCACGGTAGCATTCCCATTTCATGTTACCAAGGAAATTGTAGACAAGTTGATAAAACGCGAAGGAGAAGACGAACGGTTAGCAATATGGCGAAATTTATATAATTAGAAAAATCTAGGCCCAATAAAAAATATGAATTTTACTACATAGTGAAGTGAATATCATATTTTTTATTGAATAATAATTCCCTTCACATGTAGGTTCGATGAATAAATTTGGGGAAGACTTTTTTGGGAAAATCGATTTTGGACATTTTTTTTGTCCAATTTTCAAAACCCAAAATACTTTATGCGAAATTAAATCGTGAGACCATAATTGAATTTTATGGTCTCACGACAAAAAAATTAATTTTCATTTTGTCACGATAAATTTTTTTTATTTTTGCGAAATATTTAGGAAATTTATTTTGTTAACTAAATATATTAACAGATGTTAACCGAAAGTTGCAAAAAAGTTGCAGAAAAATTTCGTTGTGAAACATGTGACTATTCATCTAGTAGAAAAAGTAGTTATGATAAACACGTAATGACAAGTAAACATATAAAAAATCAGTCAGTTAACAATATGTTAACGGAAAGTTGCAAAAAAGTTGCAAATGTAGAAGAAAATATACAAAACGACAATTTATTATGTAAAAATTGTAATAAAGAATATAAATCTCGTGTTGGATTATGGAAACATAAAAAAGAATGTCTTGGCGATGTTCAAAAATGCGAAGTTTTGGAAAAAGAAATAAAACATCACGAGCCAACTGATAAAGAACTGATCATGATGCTTATTAAGGAAAACTCTGATTTTAAAAGTATGATGATAAAAATGCTAGAAAATGGAACTCATAACACAAGTAATACTATCAATACGGTAACAAACTCCCATAACAAAGCATTTAATCTAAACCTTTTCTTAAACGAGACCTGCAAAGATGCCATGAATATAAACGACTTTGTAGAATCTATCAAATTACAAGTGAGCGACCTGGAAAACGTGGGTGAAGTGGGCTTTGTCGAAGGGATTTCGAATATCATTGTAAAGAATCTGAATGCAATGGATATTACCAAACGACCCATTCATTGTACCGACAAAAAGAGAGAAATCATTTACATTAAAGATGACAATAGTTGGGAAAAAGATGAATCCCAATGCAAAATGCGCAGAATGATTAAAAAGGTTGTATCAAAAAACCAACGCTTAATACCCAAATTCAAGGAACAAAATCCAGAATATAACAAATCATATTCGAAGGTTTCCGATAAGTACAATAAACTCATTATTGAATCCATGGGTGGCTCTGGGGATAACGATCTAGAAAAAGAGGATAAGATTATTCGCAATATTGCAAAAAATATCATCATAGATAAATCTATATAGTATTATTACCAAACTGTATCTATATTATGCCACCACATTCCATCGCCCTTTTTAACATTATACAATGCTCTAAAAATTTGAGAACGTGATAATGGAACATTACAGCGATATTTATCTAGGGGGTGTGGATTTGTTTTTAATTGCGCAGCTAACGCTTTTTTTGTTACAACTTGTCTTTGTTGAAAAGCAAAATAGGTGTAAAATGCTTCATAAGAGAAATATCGAATAGGTATTAAATCACCGTTTTTTTCTTGAAAATCGCTCAAATATTCGTCGCATATTGCCATACCAGAAATATCTGCCAAATCTTCACCAACTCCAATAGAAGCGTCGAATATAATGCCATCTCTTGCGGCAAATTCTTCGTATTGCTTGATGACGTCTTGCTGTATTTGTTTATATTTCTTTTTGTCCGCATCAGTCCACCAATCATTCAAATTACCATCCCATCCATATTTACTTCCCCAATCATCAAATGCATGCGATAATTCATGACTAATCGTGAACCCCAAATGTGCCAAATTATATTCAATGCCTCTCTCATCCATGTCTATAAAGGGTTTTTGAATGTATCCCAAATTAATATATATAGAGTTTTTGGATGGCGTGTAAGACGCATTCACAATATACGCTTGTGTTCCTGCCATCTTAACAGGATACTGACCCCAATCCATGATGGGTATATCAATCACGGCTTTACCGTCCAATTCAATAAATTTTCGATGTCGCCAATCATTTATTTTTTTCATATTGTCATATAATACCGCAGTATAATCCAAATCAGGGTCTTCTCTCAAACCTTCTGGTTTACCATATACAAATTTGAAATGTTCTAATTTTTTTAAAGCGTATTTTTTGGTAGAAGGTTGTAACCAGGTATTTCGGCGCAATATTCTTTTGTAAACCGTCTTCAAGTCGTTAGATAATATTTTAACATATTCCAATGCTTGAGAATTTTCATATTTTTTCACGTATTCATTGGTTAAAAATGTGTTGAATGGCACCGACATATATAATGATGCACTTACCGCGTCCGTTTTATTGATTTGTTCTTGTCCTCTCTCGAATTTACCTGAAAATTCGTAGTTTAATTTTTCGTAATCCTTTGTAATTCTTGCTAATCGCGATAATAATATCCATACCCAGTATGAGCGCCACTTCGGAGTATTCCAGTTTTGTAAAAATAAATCGGTACCACATTTCAAGTAATTTACACTCGATGTAATAAAATATTTTGGTGTTTCTTTAAATCCAAGATGTTTTGAGAATTCTGTCCAATCAAAACCATATTTACCCAATACTTCGTGGGCATGTATTTTATTATAGGTCGTTCCTTCTTCACTCGTAACATCAATACACCCTAGCGCATTAAAAATATCTACTTCAACATCATATATGTAGTCGCCATTATATTCGTTGGGACCTAAAAGAGTATCAAATATTTTTTGGCAGGATTTTTTGAATTCCCTTCTGTATTTTTTTTTATATTCCATATCCGAGCCATTGTCATAATATACATTCAAATCTAAAATTGAAAATTGATGAGCCGATATATAATTGCAATAAACTTTGCTGTTTTTGTCATCTGGATTTAAGGACCACACAAAAGGGGCTTTTCTAGCTATCATTTCATCATTGTTAAAAAATGCTAATAATTTCCACGGATTTTTCTCAGCAATCAGGGTGTCAACTGTTTTAACCGCTTCTTTTGCTAATTGTTTGGTGTATGATTTGGAGTTCATATGAATAACCGATGTGTAAAAATTGTGTAGGTTTTTGGAAAGCTTATCATCGTGCGTTTTAACGTAATCTAGAATAATTCCATTTAATTCTTCGTAAACCTTATGTTGGGTTAATCTAAAATCGTCAATTTGTGTAATATATTTTTGTTGATTTTCTAAAGTAACATTTTTTAACCATTGGTAATTTATGTAATCATAAAAGTTGTTTTCTGGTTTTATACTATTGGGTGCAAATTTGCTTAATAATTCCTTTACAAATTCTTTTTTCTTTTGCATACTTGATTTTTTTAGTTGGTTTTGAGGTATTTTTTTGGTAAAATTTTCCTCAAATGGTTTTAACCCTATTGGACACATTGTTAATTGGTTTTTGTGTTTTTTGGTTATATTATGTTTGTTTGTTTTATTTTTTATAGTACCAGTCATATATAATATCATTATATAATTTACAAACTTCTATAAAACATTTGTAAAAAAATTGAGAAAATGATTCTTCTCTGGTGTATAATAACATAAACAAGATATATACTACTAGGTATAAACTAACTAAATTACATCATGATTACAAGATTTATAAAACATGTATATCAAAAAATGACAATGTCAAATAAACCTAAAATAATTCCAAAAAAATTAGATAATCTGCATAATGATAATGATAATGATTCGTCACCAGAAGAAATATTTAATGACCGTTTTGCGTTAATCAAACGGCGTTGTCAAATAGGCAACTTAATCACCTATAGAAAGAGGGTTCAATCGACTATTGTATATCCTGAACAAGAACAACTAAAGCATGATTCGAACCCAGAATCACCGAAAAATATGAAAAACTTTACCATAAAAGTGAAAGTCAATGTAATAACAACAATTGAAAATCAAGAAATACTCAAAAAATATAACGAACTGAAACCTCCTAATTGGCCGCCCTTGGAAATTTTACAGCGAGCAGAAGGCGGATACCAAATCGAAATTCCTGAGAAAAAAATTATAAATTGTGCAAATCAAAACGATAAAATAAAACAGTTGCGGTGGATGGATAAGGCGCTCATGTGCCGTAGTTGTTATACCACCTTCAACGAAAAAGAATTGCAATTATTGTTTCGAGCAATGCATAGTGTATTGGGAGATGACGTGTATCTAGAATAAATAAATCATATGCGAAAATTTTTTATACAGAATATTTTATCATATCTTTCTTTTGTGTTTTCTAGTTTGTTTACGTTTCATGATACGCTTCATCATACTCTTCATCATACGCTTTGTTTTACAGATTTTTTTCGAACCACCCATACCATATTTATAGTTCGATGCCACCTTTTTATATTTATAACCTTCGTCTGCGCCTATTCGAAATACCGCATCTGCCGACGGTTGAACTGTAAAATCTTGCAATATATAATAATCTTTGCATGTGTAATACACTTGTAATATAACGTTTTTGAAAAATAATATGAACCGTGGTTGTATATTATTAATTATCCATTGATCTAATGTTATATTTTTGTCATCTAGACTATTTATGTCAAACATTATTTTATCCATAGTTGTCATCAAACGTCTATCAGCAATATTTGGTGTTATTTTCAAACCCGTTATTTTTAACAAATCTAGCATTTGTGTAATAGGAACACCTAATCTCAAATATTTCATATCTCGGTCGCTAAGTATTATCAATAAAAACAACTTTAATATTTTTTTACAGCGTTCGTCATCCCCTGTAATACCATATAGATATTCTTGCATAAACAATTGTTCTCCATTACCTATATACTTAGAAGCAGAACCCAAATTTGTATAGAGATAATTATTCAACGATTCAACAGATGGTTTATTCGTTTTCTTGTCAAAAATAAGATTTTCATATGTATAGTATTCTATATTATTTTGTGTAATCGTCATTGGCTCTATAATTCCAAAATCTATGATTTCAGATGTATGTAATTTTTTATTTATCATTATGTTTCCAGAATGTAGATCTAAGTGAATTATACCAGATGAAATAAATAGTCGAATAATATTCACAATAATAGATGACACACATTTACAGTCGGTTTCGCACGTTTGCAATGTATACATATCGTTTTCTTCTGTTATGCTACCATCCGAATAACTATTTTCTTTATCATCAATATAACTATCTAATGTTTGATAGTCGTCTGCAAATTCCATACCAATAATACCCAATGTTGGTATCTTTTTTGGTGCATTATATATATCAAACAGGTCCTCTATTATTTCAGAGGTAATAATGGATTGTCTACCTTTGCCTTTGATTTTTAGTAAAAATCTAAGTATTTGTGATTTCATATCAATCACATTGTTATAAATAATCGATGGGCATATAGGAATATTATTATAGTTTAATGTATTTTTATAAACGTCATATTGTACGTTTATTTCGTTATTGAATGAATCGATTGTTGCTGCTCTTTTTCGAATCTTTTTATCATCTATTATAAATTCAAAATTATTTGTAGTCGCGCCGTAGCGTTTTATCAATACTAATTTTAACAATACCGTACTAATTGGTTTTATAAATTCGGATTTTTCATTCAAACCGTTAAATACAGCATTGGCTTCATTTACTGTAATCGTAAATATAAATCCTTCTAAAGAACTGTATGATATACAATGAATATTAGTTGCTTTATCTATCATATCGTATAAGGCTTTCTCGTATTTTTTTTTATCATCAGTAATATCTTTGTAGTTTTCAGGGTTACGTAAAGCTAAACCTCCATATTGAATATTCTTCATATATATACTACAATATTTTCAAAAATTATATACATTAAAGGATTTTGAATTTCCATCTGGTAAAATTGAACAAGTTCAGGGAGCAGAACCTTATGCGTTAAAAAGATTGTTAGAAGATGAAAAGGTGTGTGAAACGGATATAATTACTGGTTGTAAAAACGTTCCTACGATTTGGTATTATGATAAGAATAATAAGAAACATAGACATTATGTAGACATTTTTATTCCTTCTCAAAACCGATGTATTGAAGTAAAATCTGTTTGGACTGAAAAAATAAATATAGATAATATATTTTTGAAGCAAAATGCAGGTAAAAATTTAGGGTATAAATATGAAATATTGATATATGATTCAAAGGGTAATATGGTTTAACGTATACGAATAAAATATTTGAAAATTATATAAAAATATTTTATGGTCTAAAATTAATATTCAGAGTATGGAACATTGTTACCTCCTCTCGTAATAAGATAATTATATTGTGCGCCCGAAATTTCAGCACAACCTTGAGATGTACTGTATGTTGAAGGACAAAATTCTGGTGCAAACTTTGTATTCGCAAACATCAACATTTCGCCTTCAGGTAGTGGAATTTGTTGAGGTTCACGCGCCAAAAATTTTTTCACACCTTCACTCAAAGGTTGTCCAGGAACAACTGTCAGATTTGGCTGACTCCAAGAAGAGGTATCCACCTGAGTATTATCCGTTAAACTATACGCAGACGATTCGCCGTAATTAATGTTGGCACCAGTAAAGCCTTCTTTGCCGCTGGTGGACACCGATCCTTCTTTATGAGCTACACTATGTTGCGAACCTGCGACATTTTGTGTGGCTAAATTAGTATTAGCCTTGGCCTTTTTAACGGCGACTTTTTGGTTGTTATCAAAACTCTCCATAATTCTATTCATATTGCAACATCCACCAAACAAATGTCCTACTAAAATTAAATAAACGACGCCAATTAAAATTAAAACTTCAAGATTTAATTTATATCCAAAAATTGTGATATCCATATTATACATATTTCATAGATAATAATTTTCCGTTATTGTTGTCTAAAAATAAGTCAATCGCTGCGTTATAATCGTAAAATGGAACATGCCCGATGATAAAAGTTTTGGTGTCAGTTAATAAATGATATAATTCGGCTGGTTTTCTCTCTAGTTTTGATTTATAAAATGCATCTAAAGTAAGAGTTGATATTCCCCTATTTTCTTGGCAAATAACTAAATTAGGCCCCCCTTCCACCACTAGATTTTCGCCTAAATTATATTCAAATACATCCGTTACATTCGCACCATTTATTTTAACCACACCATAGACACTCGCGCCATTATCAAGAATATCGCCAACATCTATATCCTTTATTTCTTTATACGCGCCATTTTTCAATTTAAGCTTGGTGTCACCGTTGAATCCGCCATCCATACAAGTATGGATGTCTTTTAAACCGCGTATAGGAACTACTCCGTTCTTTTGGATAGCGGTGAATTGACTATCCAGATAAACTTCGTCCCAATCGGTAAAAACACAATCTTTTATGTTTATCACCTTTTTACTAGTATTCAAACAATATAAATAAGCTTTCTCATAAGCAGGCACTAATGTAACCGCTTCTGGGTGTTTTGAAACACAAACCCATTTATCTTTATATAGAACAATATGGGAATCTGACACAGTAACTCCATGTAAGTTATATAATTTGGATCCTTTTGTCTCGACCTTCATACAAGCGGTCACTTCATTATCGTCTGCCAATTTCTCTCCCACGCGAATATCCACAATTCTTTTTTCCGTTCCATCATTCATTGTAATAAGTGTGTCTTCGTCAAAACATTTAACCTTTGGTATTTTAAAATTGGTTTTGACATGTAACACATCTACCATAAATGCCAGTACAATCGCCAATGGTATTGCGATAGCAACAAAAATAACCGTATTTGCAATAGCCGCACCCCAAGTAAACGGTATTACCCAAAATACCGCAATCATGGTAGCAAGGGCTACTAAAATAGATATAATAAATTGTGCAATCGCTCCCATTAATGATTTGAGCGTGTAATATGAACCTAACAAAGTATACAAACCAGCAGTCAAAATCCCTTGTATTTTACTCATTAAATCTTTAAAACCAATAATTATTTGCTGTAACGGAATTGTAAAATTCACGATTCTACCCATAATTTCTTGACTGACCTCCTGTGCCATCGTTCTCACTTTGTTAAACATATCTCGAATCGATTGTATATCAGTTGATACTTGTTGCGCCATATTATTAAGCAAACTGGTAACAAATGTTAATGGTTCAACCGCAAATCCACTAATACTAGATAAAGTATTTTGCATGCAATAATTAAAGTTTTGATAGGTATAATCGCTGGCCGAAACTCCTTCCGGATGAGTGATAAACCCTGCAATGGGCAATATATTTGGTTTACATCGTTGATTCGGCCAATCGTCGATAATTGGCTGAGCATTAATCATAATAAAACAATACGATATCAGCAAACATAATATAATAGTTATTATAATACATAATATCACCGAGCCTCCATATTGGTCAAAATATGTCAATTTCTCATACATTTTTTTTATATTTTGTAAATCTGGTTTATCCATATAGTATATTCGTAAAAAAGAATTCGCATATTTCATTTATTTTATTGTTTTCCTGGTTTTCAGGTTTTCAGGTTTTCTGGTTTCTGGTTTCAGGTTTCCTGGTTTTCTGGTTTTCTGGTTTCCTGGTTTTCTGGTTTTCAGGTTTTCTGGTTTTCAGGTTTCCTAGATTCATAATCTAAAATTCTTCACATAATGGTCCTCCCAATCCCAGAAAACCTCGTCTCCAATGGGTATTTTATGCGTATTCGTAATTAAACAACTAAACCAATCCGTTTTCTCGGCCGATAATTCTGATTTGGAATAATATTCAACATTAATATATTTTTTGTGCACATTATCAAAGACTAGATGCGAGCCTGTAACATAAATATCTTCGCCACGCACACCAGCATTCGGTATTACATATAATGGTAACCTTTCTCTCTTATTGTCAATTTTCAATACAGATTCTACAATGGACCCATCTTCTAAAACATCTCCTAAATCAATATCTTTCATACATTTTATGGAACCGTCTTTTAATGTAAGATTCGTTTTTGGATGAAAACATTTACCCAATGCTCGCACCATTTGACCAGGAGGACCATTCCAGGTGCTATTCATTGTTTTTATACTTCCATCCATAATATACATAAAACTCACCATAATACCGATGGTTTTTCCAATTAAATCTTTAATACCAATGGTAATTCGTTGAAATTCAATCACTAAATTCATAAACACTCCAAATATAGATTGGGTAATACTAGAGAAAAAGGTTCGTATTTTATTAAACATGTCTCGAATGCTGTTAATTTCGTCCATAAAACCACCAAGCATAGTGCCGAGTGAATTGGTAACAAATGTGATGGGCTGCAATAAGTAACCCATATAATTTGTTTGCATAGATTGAACACAATAAGTAAAATTCTCTTCTAAATTATCTGCTAAAGGCATATACATTGGATTGCATCGGTATAGGGGCCAATTTGCTTTAATTTCGGCGACCTGACTATAATAAAATACACCAGCAATATATATTGCGAATGCTAGATTTACATATAAAAAATTTAACCAGTTTTTTCCAGAAGGCATAACTTATATTATAAATATAAAATTATTGTTGCAAATAAGTTTATATTCCAGAGTCATGTCTCATTATTTTCTATAAGTGCGGCCTTTTCTGGTTTTATTACGTCTTCTAGTATGTCTTCTAGTACGTCTTCTAGTACGTCTTTTACCGCCACTCATACAGCCCCATACCCAATCCGGATTGCCACCCTTTCGTCTTTTCGAACGTCCGCCCATTTTCGACGCCTGTGCATCATATACAGAGTTCGCCGACATTTGTGTAGAGGTTTGGGCGTTTCCTTGTATTTGATTATTTGGGTTGGTTCCTGGGCCACCTTGTGATTCATAAAGCATTTGATATTGTGGTACAGCAATAGAAGATGCACCGCCGCGAACTCTCTTCATTTTGCCTCCAGCCATTGCAGAATTCGCGGCAGCTTGTGATTGTGATTTATTTACAGCGGCGAGTCTAGCGGAATCCGCAGGGTTTGACCCCACCATCGCCTTTGTCGTTGGGTATACCATTCCTGGCACATTTTGATTAGAATTACTGGTAGACATCTATATATTATAAAAATACAAAATAAATAAAATACAAAATAAATAAAATACAATTTGAAATTTTTGAGTTTAAAGCTTAAATAATTATTATTTTATACATATAATGGACGATAATCAAAGATTACAATTGGCGAATATGATTAAGGCTAATAATGTAGAAGACCAAACTGAATTAATACGCAATTTAAGACATAGTCAGGTTTTACGAAACGAAGTAAACAATATGATTCTATTAAAGGCTAAATATAGAGGCGACGATGAAAAAATTTACAATGAATGTGTAGATGAATGTAACTTTTTGTTTACATATTACACTGATATTTTCAATAAAATTAGAAAAAATGAAATCGACATTGGTATTTTAAATAAATTTCTAGATGTCTTAAGACGAATTGAAGAAGGCGAATTGGACCAACACGAAGGGTCATTTTTAGTAGGATCCATATTAAAAGAATTATATGTAGATAGTGCTCTTAAAAAGGCCGAAAAATTAGACGAATTAGCGGAGAAAAAAGAGGAACCAAAAAAAGCGGAAGTAAATATATCATGGAGTCAATTCAAGAAAATGGGTAAATAAATTACGTCGAATTTCGTCTTTAACATATAGTATTTTCTTTCGAATACATTCTTCGCTACAACACATTAAATCCGCCACTTCACTATTACTACGTATGCTTTTCATATAAAAATCATATTTATATTTCATAATCCGTTGATGTTCTATGTCGAGATTATGTATAATATTCCAAACTTTTATAAAAATTTCATATTCTTTATAATTATTTACTTTATACCGAGCCATATTTTTTTCATATAAATATTCGTCGTTTCCTACAAATGTAGTCTTTAGCAGTCTATTATATGTCTTCTTATTTTCGGCCTTCCATTTTTTAGATAATCTCATAGTTTTTGGTAAAATAGTTAACGGATGTAGATCACACATCCCTTGGTGTAATTGGCCATTCACATATATGGTCATATGGGTTATAAAAGGGTACTCCGGGTTATAGTTTTTAATTGCCAGCAATAATCCTTTTGAAGCATACATTTTTAATTCGTCAAATTTTATATTTTTGCAGTTTGTGTAATGGTGTTGTCGAAATTCATACGCAATATCAAATGCTTTATATCTATAATGTTGATACAATATTTCCGAAATTGTATTTACCATATAATCTGGCCTACTCGGATGACGCAATATTGTTTTAATTAGAGCCATTTGATTATTTGTCAAATACTGTAACGCATATGTCTTGTTCATACATAGAAAAATGCAAGTGAAAATAAAAATAGATACCAGTGGATTCATACTATATTACTCGTCACGAAATTTTTATATTATTTAAAAATTACATAAATGTATCTCTATATATTCTATATATATTTATGCCAAAAAAATACACAACATCTACAACTCTTATCATAGTAGAATCTCCTGCCAAATGTAAAAAAATAGAAGAATATTTGGGTCCGGGATATAAATGTATTGCCAGTTATGGACACTTACGCACCATCTCTTCTCTCAAACATATTGATATTGAAAACAAATTTAAGCCAACCTATAGTGTTATTGACGAAACAATAAAGAAAAAACAAATAGAGATTCTAAGAAAGGAAATCAAAAAGGCAGACGAAGTTATACTGTCGAGTGACGCTGACCGTGAAGGAGAGATGATAAGCTATTCCATTATAGAATTATTTAAACTACCATTAACTACCAAGCGTATTACATTTAATGAAATCACAGAATCGGCGCTAAGAAATGCTATTAAAAATCCCAGAACAATCGACATGAGTCTGGTTCATGCTCAGCAAGCACGTCAAATATTGGATATACTGGTCGGTTTCAAGATTTCTCCTACCTTGTGGAAATGTGTAGCGCAGCCAAAGGGAAAAGAAAATGCTCTAAGCGCAGGACGATGCCAAACACCAGCACTACGTTTGATTTATGATAATGAACAAGATATTAAATCATGTGCAGAGAGAAAAGTATACAATGTTACAGGTTATTTTACCAATGCAAATTTGCCGTTTGACCATAGTCCTCAAGGGAAGTTTGAGTCAGAAGATGACATTACGGATTTTTTAGACGGATGTGCCGATTTCTCTCATATATACACTTGCTCACAACCAGCAAAAGTGTTGAAACAACCTCCAGAGCCATTTACCACATCTAGAATACAACAGGTGGCCAGCAATGAACTACATTATTCGCCAAAAGAAACCATGCGTATTTGTCAACTACTTTACGAAGGAGGTTTTATTACATATATGAGAACCGATTCGAAGACATATAGCGGCGAGTTTTTGGAGACGGTAAAGTCATATATCTTACGCAATTATACTGAAGGAGAGAAATATATTGGCGAAAACATAGATGCATTGACCAGTGGTTCGCCTGTAAGTAAAAAAAAGAGTAAAAAGGGTGGTGCATCAGGCAAGGACACAGTCGCAGACAGCCTTCGGCAAGTCACCGACAGAGACAGCCTTCGGCAAGTCACCGACAGCCTTCGGCAAGAAGCGCATGAAGCAATCAGACCAACCAACATTTCTCTCGATGATCTCCCAGAAAAACTAGACGCAAAATTCGGTTCCAAAGAGCGCCGAATGTATAAATTAATTTGGACCAATACATTAGAAAGTTGCATGACCGCAGCATCGTTTCATTCTGTTACGGCAAATATTTCGGCTTTTAACAATACGAAATTTACACACACATGCGAGCTCATATCCTTTCCAGGATGGAAAATAGTCGAGAAAAAATATTCGACAGATAACAATGAATTTCAATATTTACAACAAATAAAACAAAACGCACCCATTCCATATAAAAAAATTTATGCAAAAGTAACGATAAAGGGTTCCAAACATCACTATACAGAAGCACGATTGGTACAGCTTCTAGAAGAAAGGGGTATTGGCAGACCATCCACCTTTTCTTCTCTCGTCGATAAAATACAAGAACGCGGATATGTAAAAAAGGAAGACATAAAAGGAAAGGAAATCATTTGTAAAGATTTTGAATTAGAAAACGACGAGATTTGTGAAATCGAAATCAAGAGAGAATTCGGCAATGAAAAAGGGAAATTGGTCATACAACCACTAGGAGTAATTGTAATGGAATTTCTTGAAAAACATTTTAACGATTTATTTAATTATAATTATACTAGTAAAATGGAAGAATCACTCGATAAAATTGCAAAAAACGAACAAATATGGTTTGAATTATGTAAAAAATGTAATGATGAAATAGATTCTCTCTTGGAAAAAATAAAGGATGAAACAAAAATAGAATACAAAATCGATGATAACAATACGTATTTAATAGGGAAATACGGACCAGTGATTAAATGTGTAGAAGAAACCGATGACGGCAAAGAAGAAATTAGTTTTAAACCAGTGCGTAAGGATGTAGACATTAAACATCTTGAAAAGGGCGATATTACTCTGGAAAATTTAATTGATACCAATAAAACTGCGAAAAGTCAGTATATTTTAGGTAAACATAAAGGACACGATGTTATTTTAAAAAAGGGCAAGTTCGGTCTGTATATAACTTGGGGTGAAAACAGTAAAACATTAAAAGAACTCGGTAATAGACCTATAGAAAATATTGGTTTCGATGAAGTAAAGAAATACTTGGAAGAAGGCAGTAATTTAATTAGAGAGATCAACGCCAATATGTCAATACGGAAAGGCCCCAAGGGTGACTATTTATTTTATAAAATGCCAAAAATGAAAAAACCGCAATTTTATGACATTAAAAGTTTTTCACAAGAAACAGGCGAAGACTATAAAATATGCGATATTACTATTTTAAAGTCATGGATTTCAGACAAGTATCAAATATAGAAACACTAACCTAACACCAACCTAACGCGAGATTAATGGTGGGTATGTAACACTTTTGGTGTTTCTCAGCATTTGAGGCATTTGTAGTGTAAATTCAATGACGAAACTATAATTAAATACTCCAAAATTTGCTAATTCCCCGTTATGATATCGAACCTTTATTTTAAATCTTCTCATTCTCTCGGCAGGAGGATAATAAAATTTATACGGTAATGAATCGCGGTCGAACCATTGTGATATAGGCGTGGATGGTATAGCAATTTTAGCAAATGCGGAATTTACAACACCATTTGTTTCATTGGTGCTTAATGTAAAAGAACTTACATTGTAAGGTGATGTTTCATCTATACAATTATTTCCCTCCAACTCCATATACATATATCCAGGACCCATCAAATTTATTTTATACGTAGCTTCTAACCATTGCACTTCTGAACCAATTAATGTTAAATTTGGTACTAACCAAAATCCGTCATCTCCATATGAAACATCACCATAATAAAATCGGGGAACTATTTTTCCATAATAATATGCTATATATGTAGCAGTATTCGTTACATCCGTTCCACTAATCGACTGTTGATTACATCTAGTTAGACCTAGATTTCCAGGCAATCCCCAATTACTAAATTCAGGCAATTGCGTTCTAGCTCCGCAATATAAATTGTCCACTAACGTATTTTTTACGCTTTGAACTTCGTTTGTCAATAGAAAACCGTCGCATTTATTTCCAAACCATAATTTTTGCCCTACGTTGTTATACACAATAACAAAATTAGTATACCCACCTGCTAAAATTAGTTGTTGGTTTGCTTCTAAATAACTAGCCTGTTCTTCAGGGGTTAAAGAAGGATCTGTAGATTTTTCAATAAAATAATTAGTTAATCTAACAGTAACAGCATGATTAAATTTATTCGTCAATTCAGTAGCCATTTGAATAGGGTTATAAAACCCATCTTCAATAATAATTACGAAATTTTCATCTTGATTTAAAAAGAGGTATTCGAATGTTTTGACAACTAATAAATCTGTAATGTCAAAAGCATTTGGATTATAAGGATTATTAATTTTAAAAGTCATAGAAATATTAGAAGTATTAATAGAGAAGGTGCTATAATTAGAGGGAAAAGACCAACTAACTAATCGTAGAGAAGCTACATTCAGTAAATCTTCTGGTAATTCAATTTCAAATTCACTTGGATTTGGAAATTTTAATACATCTCTATCTTCAGAATGTATTGAAACATATTTTTTATAATACATATATTCTTGCGAACTAGGTATTATGGGATGAGATGTATTCGTATTAAATTGATTACCTTGGGTTGAATTAAATATGTTACCTTGGTTTGGAAACTGATTCGAATTAAACATACCAGACATTTGCATTATAATTATACTAATTATTTTTTTATATATAAATAATATTAATTATTAAAAAAAACAATTGGTATTATATATAATGAGTAGCAGCGCCGCTATTGCTAATTATGGAGGCAAACATTTAGATAATTCACAATTTATAAAGACATTTAATATTGGCGATGATAAAGGTTTAGCCCTTTGGATTTATAAAAAATTACCATCAGGATTAAAAGTGCAAATGCCTTATGATACTAAAACACCGGTGTATATAAACAACGAAGTAACTATAAATAATGATTTACATGTAGAAAAAGATTTATATGTAACAGGTTCTATATTTAATCCATCCGATATAGTCCTTAAAGAAAATATTGAATCAATATCCGTAAAAAAAATGCGTAATTTATTACATTTAAAACCAATAGAGTTTTCGTATAAAACGGATACACATAAACAAAAGCACTATGGCTTTATAGCCCAAGAAATCGAAAAAGTCTATCCTGAACTAGTGAAATCCAGTAATTTAAATTACAACCGAACGTATTATAAAAGAGTAAATTATATAGAATTGATACCAATATTAGTAGCCCAGATACAAATTATGCAAAAAGAAATAGATGAACTAAAAGAACAACTAAACTAAAAGAACAACTAAACTAAAAGAAGAACTAAACTAAAAGAACAACTAAACTAAAAGAACAACTAAACTAAAAGAACAACTAAACTAAAGCAACAAATTATAATATATATTTTATAATTATATATTATATGGCAGATTGGTATTCTAGTATATATAAAGGTTTCATTATTGCTGGAATGATAGCATTTACTATAGGGTTTTTAACACAAGGAGAGACATCTTTAGGCGCATATATGTCTGGTTATTCCGTATTAATTTTAGGTATTATGATGATATTAATAGTTTTATTTAATAATATATTAAACATATCACAAGGAAACTCTACTTTTCAATTATTATACACAATTTTATTGGCTACAGGACCATTTCTATTAATGTTAGGAGTTATATCCTTCATTCTATATTTATTAATAACGTATAAAGAAAACATCATAAATAATCGTGTTACAAGTGAATACTACTCATTTACTAACATAAATGTAATATTGTTGTTATTGCAATTATATTTAGTGTATACAAATATTACAACAGAAAAATTTATAACAACAGGTAAAATTTCAAAAGTCACGTCCAGTATAATATATTTATTAGGTGTTTTAGGAATAATATGCTCTATCATTTTATTTACAATTTTGAAATATTTTACAACGGATGGATTCAAACCAATTAGTCCACTTTAATAAATTTATAAGTTAAACCATAATTGAGTTGTGTTTCCCATATTCCAGAAATTTTCATGATAAATGAGCAAACACTCTTATTAGAAATATCTGAAAAAACTTTAAAATTACCGTTTTTAAGCTGTTCGTATATTTTAAATTGTGGTATTTTTTCTTCGATAGCACAATTTTTGAGTATATCTTCTTCAATAATTTTAATATCATTGATCAAGTCTTTATGAGTATTTACATTAAAAATACATTTGAATTTGTTATAATATTTTTCACATGTTAAGTCATTTAATGTAATTAATAAGTAAATTCCATTAAATACTACATTATTGGTAGAATATAATATTCTAATAAAATTACCTTCGTTAATAACATTGTTTTTGATTGGTTCACAAAAAAAAATATTTTTTTTGTCATATTGTTCAATTCTTTTTACTATATTCATGTACAAGTATTACTATATTAGTATACGTTGTTTTTAAACTATAACAATATCAGTTTAATATTTTTATGCTAACAGAAAAAACCAAATAGAAAACACCGAATAGAAATATTATATATTTGGTTTATAATAGAAATAAAGAATATTCATTACTAATAGTAATGAAGTTTTTTGAAACCCATTTTGAAGAATATATAAATGAAAACGCTCTAATAAATATACACCCAAAAATGGATAAAATATATGATAGATTTCCAAATTCAATTAAAAATATGAGAAATGTTATTTTTTATGGGCCTAGCGGAACAGGTAAATATACCCAAATGTTAAAATCTATAAAAAAATATAGTCCAACTGAATTAAAATATGAGAAAAAACTATCTCTAACCTATAATAAACAACAATATTTTTTTAAGATCAGCGATATACATTATGAAGTAGACATGTCATTATTGGGTTGTAATTCAAAACTATTTTGGCATGAAATATATCAGCAAATTATAGATATCATATCAGCTAAATCAGAAAAATCGGGTATTATAGTATGCAAATATTTTCATGATATACACAGTGAATTACTAGAAAATTTTTATAGTTATATGCAAAAAAATAATATTTCAACTATAGATTTAAAGTTTGTAATCGTGACCGAAGAAATTAGTTTTATCCCAGATAACATACTCAAATGTTGTGAAATAATTAATATAAGCAGACCTACTAAAACGTTATACTCCAAGTGTATTAAAAATAAAACACCTATTAAAATAAAAACTGAAAACATAACAAATATCAAAATTATTCATCTAAACGATGAAGATTTGATGATACAATACCGAATCATTTGCAATAAAATTATAAGCAATATAATAAACATTAACGATATTAGATTTCTAAAATTTAGAGATATATTGTATGATATATTTATTTATAATCTTGATATAAGCGATTGTATTTGGTATATCATTTTTTCTCTAGTGGAGCAAAAAAAGATAAAAGAAGAACATTTGTCAGAAATCCTTATTAAAACATATTGTTTTTTTCAATATTATAATAATAATTACCGACCCATATATCATGTGGAGCATTATTTATTAAATATAGCAAAAATTGTGCATGCCATATAGAGGATCGCAATTGTAAATGTATCTATGGTCTCCAAGGCCACCTACTACGCGTAGTATTGGTCACATTTCGATTATAAAATTGGTAGTTTCCAAGGTACACGTTCATTGGCGCAGGTATCGTGTTGTTTGCCTGTGCAACGAAAAAAAAATTATTGTAAGTATTTGATATACCACGAGTATACACAATCGCACTGGTATGAATTAGCCATTGTATATACTATACAAATATTATAATGTTACAATATTTGTAATGTTATAATGTGATAGTAAAACTTTCCAACGATTAATACTTAAAGTTTATATTGCATTTACACTAGTATATGGATTATAAACGAGCATTTGAAATATTAGAAATAGATTTATCATTTGTTGATTATAAAGATATTTCATTAGAATACTTAAAAAAACAATATAGAAAATTAATTCTTAAACATCACCCAGACAAAAACGGTAATACCCCAGAATCAAATGATAAATTTAAACAAATACACGAAGCATATCATTTTTTGAAACCAGAAATACATAAATTAAACCCGAACATTTTTGACGATAAAGAAGACGAACTAGATTCCTCTATATATGTTAATATATTAAAATGTTTTATGCAATCGGTGTTTGAAGGTAGTTATACAGATTTATTATCTAAAATTGTGAATGATATAATGAACGCAGGAAAAAAAATATCTGTAAGATTATTTGATGACTTGGATAAAGACACCGCGTTACATATTTACACGTTTCTCTCGACGAATCGTTCTATACTTCATCTAAACCAGGAGATTTTGGATTTGATTAGAGATATTGTAGTAAAAAAATATGATAATGTTGAAGTATATAAATTAAATCCAAGTATAAATGATTTGTTAAATAACAATGTATACAAATTATATGCAAACGATGAATTATTTTTAGTTCCGTTATGGCATAATGAGTCTTATTTTGATGGTTCTGGCTGTGAAATCATAGTGTTATGTGATCCAGAGTTGCCAGATGGTGTTAAAATAGATGAAGACAATAATATTCATGTGATAATTACTATAAACATTCATGAATTATCTGAAATGATATTCAATAATAAATTGATTGATGTAATAATTGGAGAGAACCACCACCAAATATCTCCTTCAAAATTATATATTAAAAGCGAACAATATTATAGAATCAAAAACGAAGGATTGTCTAAGATAAAAAAAGACATATATGATATATCTGAAAAAACAGATATTATTGTTAAAATAAATATGCTACAATGAATACACAAATACACAAATACACAAATACACAAATACACAAATACACAAATACACAAATACGCAAATACACAAATATTATGTATATTTTATAATATACATAATATATATAGCATGAACACAAGAGTTAGTAATAAAAATAATAAAACTAGAAAAATAACGTCCAAGAAAAATACTATAACTGAAACAAAGACCCCCTTTCCCATTGATATTGTTTATACGTGGAAAGGAGAATCGAAATCAACAAATGTTAGATTAGGATATAATCATGAGTTAAAATACAGTTTACGGTCTGTAGAATTATATGCACCATGGGTAAATAAAATATTTATTTTAATGAACAAAAAAAAATACCCCAGCTGGATAAGAGAAAATGATAAAATAGTCGTTGTAGAACATTTAGACACATTTCCGTCTAAAGAATATTTGCCAAACTTCAATTCAAACGCAATAGAAACCACCATTGCAAATATTAAAGGCTTGTCGGAACATTATATATATTTTAACGACGATATTTTTTTAGGAAACAAAACCAAATATACTGATTTTTTTACACCTAGCTGTAAAGCCGTTTTGGATGATTATGCTATAAAAAATACTACAAATATAGTAAAAGATGAAAACAATACTTTACATATAGAATTTCCACCGAGTTCTGATAAGATATACAAACATATTCCTATTCCTCAAATCAAAAGTATTGTATTAGAATTTAACAAAAAATATGCTGATTTTATACATTGGATACGTTTAACAAAAAAAAGAAAAGATAAAGGTTTTGATATATGCGAAAAAAACAATCTTGAATCTCCGTGTCAACAATTACATTATCCTATCGCTAAATTTTTACACCTAAACAATATGGCAGTTTTTAAAAAAAATAATAGTAAAAATAACACGTATATTCCTAATATAGATCCTAATTTTGCAAAAAAATTACAATATCTATTAGTAAAAAAACCGCTCTTTTTTTGTATAAATGACGTAGAAACAAATCCTGATAGAAAGAAAAAATTATATGAAGAAGTATTGGAATTTTTTAATGTTTATTATCCAGAGAAAGCAAGTTTCGAAAAATGAGAAAAAATTATATATTTGCATTTTTACACAAATATATAATTTATTTTTTGTATCATTTTGTATTTATTTATTTTTTGTAGTGTTTTGTATTTATTTATTTTTTGTAGTGTTTTTGCTCCACCTTTCCCAAAGGTGGATTTATTTGGCTCCACCTTTCCCAAAAGTGGATGATTTAGGCTTCAGCGGTCTTCTTTTTGGATACAACACGCTTTTTCTTTGGTTCTTCAACCGCTACAACCACTGGTTTTGGAGGTGGTAACTCCTCTTCCTCTTCTTCCTCCTCCTCTTCGTCTTCGTCTTCGTCTTCCTCAGAATCTTCAACAATAGTGCTTGCTACAGCTCCAGCCAATTCGATATCCTCGTCTTCTGGTGGAGGAAGCGCCTTTAATTTTTCAACATCAGATGCCTTTGGTCTTAAGAAACATGTTCCCTCTACAATCGAAGATGTTCTCAATTTTTGGACGATAGCTTGTTTTAAATTCCAAGTAACAGAAACCTTACCATTGACGAACCATAAACCGCCACATTGAATCAAACAAATCACGTGTGTTTTTGACTTTATAAAATCAAGAGGAGTTAAATGAGTTGGGCTTTTCCCCTTTAAGAATAATGGATTTCCTTCTTCGTCATAAATTTCTGGTTGCCAAACTCCTTTCCAGCATGGTATTTTAACGGTAAGAGTAGGAGGCTTATTTAAATCAGGTTCAATACTACCCTTCTCCTTCTTTGGATGTCTCAACATCACGTTAAATTTCTCATCCATAACATCAGAACTAGTAATTGTCTTACCAAACCATTCCTTAGAATATGTTAATGCATCAGCCTTAATTTTTGCCTCCAGATTTCGCATAGAAGTCAAGAACGAATCCGCATCAGCATTTGAATATTCTTTATTTGGAAATTGTAACGACATAGTAAATTTACCTGTAGGATTTTTAGCTTGGTCTAAACCTTCTTGCGCACCCCATGTTATCATTAATGGGGTTGCAATAGTAAGTGATTCTTTAAAATTTTTATTATATAAATTTACAACTTTTCCACCAGAAGGATTTGCCTTTGGTGCAGAGTATGAGAATAAACTGGTATCAATATTAGTTCCGTCGATTATTGCGGTTGCCATTGTGTTTGTATAGTTTATATATATGATGTATCTTTATATCAATTTTTTTTTAATTATAAATGTGACTGTGGTCTACGAAACAAAAAATGTCTGCATATTGTGTACAAATAAAATATATAAATAAATAAAACAGCTCAAAAAGAAAATTATATTATTATAATATATGAACAATACTTTAAAGAAAAATAAAAGTAATGAGACGCTTCTATGTGAATATATGAATGATATTACGAAAAAATGTGAAAAAAATATGCCTGTAGTTAAGAAACAGGTGAAAATAAATGGGGATAATATTATAATTCCTACTATCAAAAATTATGATGATTTATCAAAATATAACTATAATTTATCACAATTGAAAATAATCGCGAAAAATTATAAATTAAAAATTAGTGGGAATAAAAACGAATTAATTACGCGTGTCTATTCATATTTATATTTTTCATCATACATTATAAAAATTCAGTGTATTTTTCGCGGCATTATTTCTAGAAAATATAAAGAATTGCATGGTCCAGCGGCCATAAAACGCTCGTTGTGTACAAATACTGAAGATTTTATTTCAATGGAGCCAATAGAAGAAATAGATTTTCATCAATTTTTGAGCTACAAAGATACAGATGGGTTTATTTATGGGTTTGATATTATTTCTCTCCACAATTTATTTTTAAAATCGAAGGATATTGCATCTATTAAGAATCCATATAATAGATCATTAATCCCTGAAACGGTCGTGAAAAATATAAAGTCAATTATCAGATTTAGTAAAATATTAAAAATACATATTAATTTGCACTACGAAGATGATACCCAAAACATATCAAACGAAAAAGCAGTCGAATTAAGAGCGCTGAGTTTGTTTCAAAATATAGATGCATTAGGTAATTATTCAAATTCTCAATGGTTTCTCTCGTTAAATCGAATTCAACTGATAAAATTTATTAGAGAGTTGTCTGATATTTGGAATTATAGAGCTCAGATATCAATGGAAACGAAACGTAATATTTGCCCCCCACACGGTGATTTATTTAGGCATTTAAGTATGTCCTACATTCATACTGAAGAAAATTTATATAACGTTAAAAAAGTTATTTTAGAAATTCTAGAAAAACTCGTGAATAATGGGGTCGATACAGATAGCAAAGCATTAGGGGCCTATTATGTACTGGGTGCATTAACCATCGTAAATGAATCGGCGGCTCTTGCGCTGCCATGGCTTTTTCAAAGTTTCGGATATTTTTAGATCGACTGCCACCTTATCCACCTTTGGAAAAGGTGGAGCCAAAGTGGAGCAAAACCTTATCCACCTTTGGAAAAGGTGGAGCCAAAGTGGAGCAAAACCTTATCAACCTTTGGAAAAGGTGGAGCCAAAGTGGAGCAAAACCTTATCCACCTTTGGAAAAGGTGGAGCCAAAGTGGAGCAAAACCTTATCCACCTTTGGAAAAGGTGGAGCCAAAAACTACAAAAAAACAAAGAAAAACAAAGAAAAACAAATAAAAATAAAGAAAAACAAATAAAACACAAAATAAATTAATTAAATTTATAGGAAAACCCTGGTATTACCATATTATCGTAACAATATATATTATTTGGGTTAAATCACTTAAAAGGTAGTTGTTAGTATATAGTATAATAAGATGCCAAAGAAGACCACATCTAAAACCGAGACTGAATTAGTCGCCGCTCCTGTCGAAACCGCTCCAGTTGTTGTTGAAAAGAAAGTTAAGAAGACCAAGGCCCCAAAAGTTGAAACCGCCGCCACAACTGCTACTGAATCAGTAGCTACTGTCGCCGAAACTGCCGACGTTGAAACACCTCTTGCTGAACAATCCGTAGAGTTCCTTGCCAAATTACAGCAAATCAGTGTTCTTATTTCTTCATTAAAGACTGAATACAGAACCCTTGAGAAGAAATGGACACGCGAAGTCAAGGCAGCCCAAAAACAATCATCCAAGAGAAAGAGAAAGACTGGAAACCGTGCTCCTTCTGGATTTGTTAAGCCAACCAAAATTTCCGATGAACTTGCCTCATTTTTAGGAAAGGACAAGGGAACTGAGATGGCACGCACCGATGTAACACGTGAGATTAACACTTATATCCGTGCTCACAAGTTACAAGACAAGGAAAATGGTCGCAAGATCAACCCTGATACCAAATTAGCTACTCTTCTTAAGTTAAAGAAGACTGATGAGCTTACCTACTTTAACTTACAAAAGTACATGTCTCCTCACTTCGCTAAGGCAGTCAAGGAAGCAACCAGTGCTTAA